TCAAACTTAGGGAGAGTTTTTCTCAAACTTAGGGAGAGTTTTTCTCAAACTTAGGGAGAGTTTTTCTCAAACTTAGGGAGAGTTTTTCTCAAACTTAGGGAGAGGGTTGACACATGTCCTGTATTGTGTTAAGGTTAGTATAAAATACCAAAATACGGAGGTTTATGGTGTCAAAACCCAAACTCAGAAAAAAATATTTGGTGTCAAAACAAAACACATTAAATGAATTTCGTCCGAGAGACATGTCTTTACAAGAGTTACGTTTTTTCACTATATATTTAAGTAAAATCAACCCTAAAGACCCAAGCACCAGGGTGGTTCGTTTTTCCCTTGTTGACTTTCAAGCAATTATGAATTTTTCTAGCAGAGTACATATATCGTATCTCAAGGGTGTTGCCGATGGGCTTTTGACCAAGGTTACAGGTGTTCCTGATGAAAAAGGCACTGGGGTAATTCGTTTTCAGTTCTTTAAGGTGTGCAGGATAAGCGAGGATGATAATGGAGAATGGTTTGTAGAGATAGATGCTCACGACATGGCCTTACCATTAATGTTTAACTTAAAAGGTCACTATTTCAAGTATGAGTTGTGGAATGCCTTGCGCCTCAAAAGCAAGAACCAATTACGAATGTATGAAGTTTTAAAGCAGTATGAAAAAGCTGGTTGCAGGGTGGTAGCTATAGGGGAGTTAAAAGATTTGCTGGGTATTGACGAAAAACAATATCCATCCTACAAAGATTTTAGAGAAAAAGTCCTCAACGTCTGTCAAAAAGCACTCGTTGAATACACTGATATATCCTATACATACGAGCCATACGGCAAAAAAGGTCGCGGTGGAAAGGTTTTAGAATTGAGATTTACAATCACCAAGAATAAAAGCTACATAGACCCTCTTGGACTTGATAAATTCATAAACTTGAACGAGAAGGTAATTACCGAGGATGATTATCAAGAAATGAGTTTTGATGACATAGATGAAAATGGCAACATACGCTCAACAGGAACATCGCCCATTTATGAGGAGCGCATCACTTTCTTGATGGATGCTTGCAGCAATGAGTTTTCACGAGAAGAAATCGTTGTTTTGTTTGACATTATGCCTAGCTGGACAAAGCATGATGAAAACGACAGCCACGATTTTTTGCAATCAAAATACCGCGAAATGAACATGAGAAAGCCGAGCAAGTCAAGGTTTGGATATCTTAAAAAAATAATCAATGAAGCAGGAAGTGTAGGTCATGAAAACCATAAAGCAGCTAGCGGATGAAATTGGTGTTAGCAAAGATAAGGTAAAGTATCAGGTGGGTAAATTACCCGAAAATTACCTAGTAAAAGTGGGTAAAATTACTCATATCACAAATGACGGAATGCTGAAAATAAAAGAGACATTACTAGGTAAAAATGAGGGAAATTCACCAGGTAAAAATCGGGAAATTACCCACTTTTCACCCAGTGAGGAGAATGAACTTTACAAGATATTGAAAGCTGAACTATCATTCAAAAATGAGCTGATAGAGACACTACAAGCTGACCTAGCATCTGAGCGAACCCATAGCCGAGAGCAGGCAGACAAATTATCAGACCTTGCTGCCCAACTTGCCGAATTATCTCGCAACAATCAACTACTTTTGGGTGCGGAGCAGAGCAGAACCAACCCGGCTCTTTTGAGAAGTGACGAAGATATGATACATAAGGTGGGAAAAGGACACAAGAAAGGATTTTTACAAAGATTGTTCGGAAAAATAAACGCAAAGCAAAGGGAGGCACCCTGATAATGCCTCCCAGTCTATATGTTGAGAAAGAAGGTGGTTTAACCAAATACTGGAGATAGTTGTATATCACGCCACTTGGCAACCTCAACAAAGTCATCCATTATGCCCTCGGCGACTTTCCTGCCGTCCAGATATAGATTTATAGGTCTGTCCGAATCCAGCGCGGAATAACTACTGTGCATAGCTGATTGATTAAAAGCGAGCTGTGATCCCACCACAGCGCCAATAGAGTTTGCTAAATCCGTAATCCAGCCCGTGTTGTTTTCCAAGGGCATAACAGCTTCCTTACCTCTTTCGCCTATCAGGGCCAAAGTTGGGCGGTCTACTATGCCGCCGCGGGCTAGCATGGGGATTTGGACGGATGGGATTTTGGGTATGTTAGGTCTAAATGAACCTCCCCCCATCCAAGCTGGCATATCAAACCCAATAGAGTTGAATGCACCAATTACCGAATTTACACCGTTTGTAACACCTTGTATCATTCTGTTGACAGTTCCTATGACGCTATTCGCGCCGGTTCTGGTAAAACCTTGTACGCCCTCCCAAAATGAATTCCAACCTTCCGTAACAGAAGTTTGAAGATTGTCGAAGCCTTCTGTTATGTTACTTACGAAATCTATTACGTTTCCTGTAATATCGTCCACAAATCTCTCCATGCCTTCTCTCGCATTTCCAAAGCTTGATATTATAGAGTTGACAGCTGAATCCACGGCGGTTGCGATTATTCCGTCAATTCCAAATCCACCTGCGAACAAATCTATTATGGACATAAGGTCTATTCCTAAAAACCCAAATATATCTGAAAGCAAACCTACGGCATCTCTGATAATATCAAGTGGAGATGTAGCTTCTGCCACACTTTCCCTAAAAGCACCAAAACTAATCGTAATATCCTCCAGACTATCAAACACTCTGAAGCTGTCAGAGAGCAAGTTAAACTCTCCTATAAGATTGTCCATACTAAACAAATTAAATTGCCCCACCAGGCTATCAAACTCAAGTTTAATCAAGTTAAATTCCCCGATAAGGCTATCTGCGTTGTCTAGCTATTTACTTGCCAAACAATTCCTTGAACACATCCTGCGCCGTCTTGCCATTTGACGCATCATGCACTTCATGAGGTTTTTGACCAAAATGCTGAGTTTTGAACTGTGCCCATTCTGTTCTGGTCCTTCTCTCCCAATCCCCAAACTTCTTGATGACTTTTGGGTCTTTTTCCATACGTATAGCAACAACCCTGCCCAAGGGTGTTTCTCCTGCAAGCCCAGAAAGCAGGCTCATAAACTCCGCAAGAGTGATATTGGGTTCCTGTCGTAGGCGTATGCCGTACTGTGATGCAAAACTGGCTTCTATCAACGCCCTGTCGTATTCAAGATCATAGTAAAACTGGCTGTTTTGATTGTTACCCTGCGGTTTTGCGAAATCGCTCCTGGGCTTCCTCAAAACTGATGTCAAACATGGCTGCATAAACATAGGTAATGAGGTTTAGGAAGCCGTTTAGCGGCAAATCCATCTCTTGAATCTGCTTGAAAGCGGCTTTACCAAAAGCATATTCCAGAATAACATCTTCCTCTGCTCTATCACCCTTGTTTTTTTCAATTTCTTTCTGCATCTTGTCGTATGTGCTTTTTCGGGTGTCGACAGCAAATAGCCTGTCCCCAATTTGAATTTGTGGTGCCTCGGTAATTACTTTGCCATCTGTTGTGTAAATCTTCGCCATAGCTCTTAGGCCTCCTATGTGATTTTATTGCGGTTTAAGCGTTTGCTTCTGTGTAGACAGGCACACCTGTAGAAAGGCATTCAAATTCCAAGGTGTTGACAGCTGTGGACTCGCCGCCGGATGGGGATGTTACACTAATTATGCAGTCCATCTCCATGTTGTCACCATTAGGAAACTCCACTCTGATTTTTGTACAGGTGTCGTTTCCGTTGGCAAAAGCCAGTCCTGCAACATAATCATTGCCCTTGTCGCCAAAGTGACGCTTGCCACTCAATGTGATTGTTAGCCCTTTGGTTGTCACCATCCTGTTCTTCCAACCTTTGGCGTTGAGAGGCGTCCACTCCTCAATGCCGTTGTCTACCGCTATTGTCAGAGTTTCCATCTCTCTAACAACAGCCATGTCAGATTCTTGCGAACCTAAGCCTTTTGTGCCTACTTTGAACACCATTTCCGCTACCGGAAAAATCATAAAAGTACCCCCTTTGATAAAAAAATAATAATCATATGAGATTTTCTCATATGATTATTATAACACACTTCAGACTAACATTTCATACCATCTTTTTGCTATTCATTTCCACGTTATCAGGTGTATTTTCACTCTTAAAATCAAGGCAAACATGGGTTTAACTTCATGTTATCAACTTTATGCAAACCGCACAAACAACCCCTGTCAATGATGGAGGTTGTTTTGTTACATCCTAGTCTAAATCAACCTACAGGATTTTGCAAAATTCTCATTGACAAAAATAATAACATATGTATATAATATAAATATGTTTGAGTGGGATGAAAATAAAAACCAAGAAAATCTCGAAAAACACAAGATTTCTTTTGATGTAGCAAAAGAAGCTTTTAGTGACCCTGCCCACCTAATTCTCGTTGACAAGGATCACTCGCAAGATGAGGAAAGGTTTTTCTGCATCGGAAAGGTCGGCGAAATGGTTTTGACCGTGCGCTTCATGTTAAGGGGCGAAAAGATTCGTATTTTTGGCGCAGGGCACTGGCGAAAGGAGAGAAAATTTTATGAACAAAGAAATTGAATGCGTTGAAATCACAGATGCTCCAGATGATGTGCGAGAAAGTTTTGATAGGGCTGTTGTTATTCCAAATTTTGATATAACACCCGAAGGGGTTAGGGAATTTGCTGAAAGCAGAGCGAAGAAACCAATCAGCATTTATCTCTCTGTTGAGACTATAGAAAAATTTAAGAAAGCCGCTAAAGAAACCGGTGGGCGATACCAGACTATGATTAGCAATGTACTCGACACTTACACACAGCAACACCTGTAAACGCAACTTGCCTTTCGCCCTTCAGCCCTCGGCAGAGCGCAGGACTTACCCACCACCAATACCGTAACGATTCGTTACGGTATTGGTGGTGGGTAAGTCATACTGCGTTATGACTTGGCTTGCAAATCGCTTCCGCGCCTGCTATAATTAGGTGTGTGGGAGTGATTTTTTGTTGCTGATGTTTTGCTTTTTGTGTTATGGGGGTTTTTGTGTTTTTGTGTTTTTGGAATAGCATTTTTGTTTTTTGTTTGCTAATTTATTTTTCTGGAGGTGATCTTTTGGCATATCAAATAATCCGAGTAGCAGGCTACAAAAACGCCGCAAAAGGTCAAAAGGGATTTGGCGGTATTCAAATCCATGACCAAAGAGAAAAAGATGTCAGCCATACCAATGAGGATATAGATTGGGATAGAGTGCATCTTAATTATGATTTACATAATGGCGATAACAAAGTCAACTTTGCAGAAAAAATAAATGAGCGTATTGCATCTTTGGATTTAAAAAAGGCGTTGCGGAAAGATGCTAATGTCATGGCACAGATTTTTATTTCTGCAAGCCCGGAATGGTTCAAGATAGTAGATGGGAACGATAAAGACGAGGTCGTGGATGGTCATATCGACAATGAGGATACCAGCAGCAAAAGCGGCAAAGTTTTGTACGAGATAGACCCAGAAATCCAAAGAAAATATTTCGAAGATGCCTACAAATGGGTCTCCAACAGATACGGAACAGAAAACATCATTTCTGCTACTGTTCATCTGGATGAAGCCACTCCCCACATGCACATCAACCTTGTACCGGTTGCAAATGGCAAGGTTTGTTATGCTGACCTCTTCACCGAAAAACCACAAAAAAGTCGCGGGAGAAATGGCGGCCAGTTGACTGCCCTGCATGATGATTTTTATAAACATAACCAAGAGAACGGCTACGATTTGGAGCGCGGAGAATTGCAAAGTGTCACGGGCAAGAAAGAGCATTTGTATGTTTTGGATTTTAAGAAGCAGGAGCGAGAAAAAGAGGTTGCAGCATTAGGTGAGAAATCCAGGAAGCTGATTCAAGAAATCAAAAATTCAGAAGCGGAAATACAAGATTTAGAAACCCTAAAAACCCATACCGCCGAAAACGTCTCAGAACTACGCTTATTTGCGTCCGAACTTCAAGTCGATGTAAATGACCTTGAAGAAGAAAAAGCGCGCCTAGATGCCCTTAAAAACGATTTAAAACGGCAAATAAAAACAGAGAAGGATATTCTATCCAACCTCGAAGGAAAAACCAAAACCAAAAAGGGCATAGAACAAATCAGAGAAAGAGCCTCAAAGACCTTGCTCGGCGATGCTTTGAAGATTTCGCAAGAGGATTTTGACAGTCTCGTCAAGACGGCTCTGTCTTCGCCGAGGGTTGAAGTCACAGAAGAAAACAAATCCCTGACGGAAGAAAATGAAGTCTTAAAAGCCGAAAATGAAGCTCTAACAGAAAAAATATCACAAACTGAATCACAGTTTAAATCCTCAGAACGCAAGTTAGACCGCGCTTACAAAACCATAAAACTTAAAGACGAAGAAATAGATGACCTAAGCGAACAAATGACAGCACAAACAAAAAGAGCAGACTATTGGGTTGCGCAGGCAAGGACTTATGAAGTTAATTATAACCGCGTCCTAAAAGAAAGAAATGCGCTCAAGGGTTTAAGTAAAGGCCATGGTCATGATTTGGATTAGCATATTTCTTTTTTTGGTTTTATCAAACCAACCAGCAAAGATGTTCCCTTGTTTGTTAGCTTGTTTTATACTTGTTTTATACTTGTTTTATACTTGTTTTCGGAGATCGCAAAGCCGCTATTTATGGGGGTTGGGGGACTTACTTAGGGAGAGTTTTTCTCAAACTTAGGGAGAGTTTTTCTCAAACTTAGGGAGAGTTTTTCTCAAACTTAGGGAGAGTTTTTCTCAAACTTAGGGAGAGTTTTTCTCAAACTTAGGGAGA